GTATAGGTATGTACTCGTCTTACTCCGTTGGAAGGAGATGTTCCTATATATGGCATTTTTTATTTCCTATCCTTTATGCAACTAAGTAGCCTGAAAAACTTGTATGTGAAGCACTTACATCTATTTGTTCTGCACCACCACTTTGTAACCACATTATATAAACTGTATCATTCGCATCCATGTCCACAACACCATTCCATTGTAATTCCCAATAGGATGCGTCTTGTCCAAAATCAGGGTCAATTAGAGAATAATATTGTCTATTTGAGGTATAAATACTTAATCCTATAAAAGCACAAGCAGAATCTACTTGTAATAAACCTATTTGTGCTGATACATAATACTTTCCTGTTACTGGTGCAGTAAAAGTATTAGACGAAAAGTCTGCATTATTATCAAATATTTCAGTTCCAAATGCTATAGTTGGGCCACTTGTGGCTAAATTAGTTTGGTCAGAACTTGGCTTTACATTAAAAGCAGGTTGATTTGGCATTGTTACAACACCAGTATCAGCTATTGCAATCGCATCATCTCCATCAGTAAATTCAATTAATGGTGTTTTAAGACTTGTTGATGCAGTTACAGTATCTAAGCTAACAGACGTTGGAAATACTGTTGTTATTGTTTGTCCTATATATCCCATATCAACTCCTACTCACTAATCGTATCAACTACTGATACCCAAACATCTACAGAACTTGCTACAGTGCTTTGCACTTTCAGAATATCACCAGATTGCATTACAATTTTTGCACCACCATCTAACAAAGATAATGCCGATCCTTTTGGTATTGGTGCAGATTTAACTAGATAAAAGTCATTTGATCCATCATTTATGAATACATCTACATCTATTTGTGAGGTATGTGTGTTTGCTATATTTACACCAACCAGTGCATCATCAGAGTTTGCAGTTCTAACTGTAACAGCAGACGTTCCTACATTTCTCTGTTTATCTCTTTCAAAATCTTGTGCCATATTTTACTCCTATAAAGCTATAGCCATTGCCACTGCAAAACCTTTTGTTGTAGCACCTATATCAGTTGCTAATTCACTAGCACTTCTACCTTCTATAGTTGTGCCATTTACTCTTAGAAAATCATCATCAGCTACACCTGATCCAAAGGTAGCTACGTTGCCACTTGATATTCCTGATGTTTTTAACTGTGATGTAAGTGCCAAAGTTCCTGCTGTAGCTGGTAAAACTATAGTTATATTTCCTGCAAAATCAGAATGTGCTGGTGCTGTAAGTTGTGCATAGTGTGCATTACTTGATTCACAATATAATTTTATGTTTGACTGTGAGCCACCATTTTTAAGAACAATCTCACCAGTTTGTATATCTACATTACCATCTATTCTAACAACACCAGTTCCGTTTGGTGTAAGTGCAATGTTACGATTGCTTGTTGTTACAATAGCATTTGTCTGAACATCTAAATCTCCACCTAATTGTGGTGTACTATCTCCTGATACCTCTGTTAAAGATGTCTGTGTTGTGATTTGCCAGGCTGAACCTGAGTAAACTTTTAGTGCATTGACTGAAGTATCATAGAATAAGTCACCAGCATTTAGTGCATCACCATCATTATCGACTGAAGGCTCACTTGACTTTGCTCCCAAATATACATCATCGAAGTTATCTATTAAAGTAACTAGCTGTGAAGCGCTACTTGCTGCTGCGGTTGCTGAACTTGCTGCATTGGTTGCACTTGTGCTTGCATTAGATGCCTGGGTTGATGCTGTGCTTGCAGAAGATGAAGCATTACTTGCCTGGGTACTAGCAGTAGATGCTGAACTTGCAGCTGCGGTTGCTGAACTTGCTGCATTGGTTGCGCTTGTAGTCGCAGAAGCTGCATCAACAATTAATGAATATTTAGCGCTATTAGCATTAGTAGTAAGTGGCTGGGATCCGCTTGATGTATGAGCGGTTGTGACTATAAATATATTATTAGTGCTGGTATCTTTTACTATATCTCTAACCAAGTATGATGTACTGGCTGCCCAATCACCTTTAAAAGTTCCTAACTCTTGAGTAACAGATATTTCTCCTGAACTATCAAAAGCAAGTACTTTATTAGCTCTATCAGTTGATGACGTAGTAAATTCAGGTGATGTAATAGTATTTGTTCTTGAAAGTTTGATAGATCTATCCAGCTCTTCTTGCAGCTGCTGGGTTATAAACGTAACTCTATCTAATGCATTCTCATGGCTTTCAGCTGGGAATGGATCATTTTCAACATAATCAGTTCCCTGAGTAAGTGTTAAGTTTCTTCTAATAACAACAGTTTCACCACTGGCTGGTCTAAAATCACTTGAGCTAAAATGAGCGTCACTACTTGTACCAGTATTAAATTTAAACAGAACATTACCGCCACTATCATTACCAGCATTAGTAACAATGTAATGTGTATTTAGTGTTCTGACAGTTTCTACACCAGTTGATGATCTGATGATAACAGTCAAATCTGCATCAGCAAATATCTTAAACCCATAAGCAAAGCTATGAGTAGATCCATTACCTGAATAACTATTCTTGGTAGTTGTACTAGATACTGTCATAATTCAACCTTCTAATCTAATAATTGATTTTCTCGAAACACACGCTGCAATTCTTCATTGCCAGGCATTGCAAGCATTATCGGTAAAGCCGCTTCATAAAAATCACTTTCAGCTTTTACGATCATTCTTATTTTGGCATCATCCTTTGCCCTGACATAAACTGGATGCACCATCAATACTTTTAAATAATCTCTAAACCTATACATACCGCTGCCCCTGGAGCCTTTTACATTTAGACGCAGCATCGCTTTGTTTTTAGCTATTTCTGTCAGTTGACCTCGCCTAATATTATCTAAAGATACACCATTAATTCTTGATTTTTCTTCTGATAATGGCGCACCTAATCTAACTAATTCAGCAAAATAAGGTTCTATATTTTCTTCACCATAACTCATTCTAAATGGCGTCATGCTATTCCATAAAGCAAGTGTTGGATTAACAGCAAAAGAAACGCCTTTTTCTTTTTTAAATCCAAGCATATCGTATTTATATGCAAAGTTTTCTTCTACACCTTTTGCATAAGGTATAGTCATAACTTGCTGATTCCAGCCGTATGCAACCGTGTCATAGAAAAATGTGGCAGCTGAATCACCATCTATATTTTTTTTAGTACCAACTAAAGAATATGGTTTTTCTTTAAAAGGATTATCTGTTTTTTGACTATCCTCATAAAGTTTATCAACATCAGCTACAGTATAATATAATGAAGGCGTAGCTGGTGATTTTCTTGGTATAATTGTACCTTGTCCTTCAACACCCTCTTCACTATCTGTAAGTTTTTTTATGTTCCTTACCGCACTACTCATTGGCAACGGAAAAGCACCAATCATACTTCCTAACGGACTATCCAAAACTAAAGAAGGATCACCATAATCAAACGCTCTTATAATAGATCCTAATCCTTGAAGAAATGGTAAATCTCTAAAATAATCTACAGTAGCTATAGTAGCAGCGGATGCTAAATTTAATCTATCTTCAGGGTCGTAAAACATTGTTTGATATTGAGCTGTACTAGCTGCAATACCTAAAAAAGCACTTACTGGTTCTAAACCCTGGTAACTTACATAAAGTAATTTACCATTGGGCAATCCAGTTTTTTCATTGTACATCGGCAACGGATCACCATCTTCGTCCGTTGGAAAACCTTCAGCTCTAAATACTAAACTGTATGGCTGCCATCCAGGGGGCAACATTTTTTGAGTTGCTTTGTCTCTTGGATATGATCCAGTTACTTGACCATTAATAGCGTACTCGTGAAACAATGACATTGTCATTGCACCCAATGACATTTTACCCATAGCTTTTTGCTGCGCTCTTGAGCCATTTTGACCAAGCAAATTTTTTCTAATAGTGCTGCCTGGATTTATCATTGAAGCAGCTATTATTAATGGATGCCCCTCACCAACTCTAAGCATACTATTTGTTGGCGCCTTGGCAAAAGGCATTAATATTCTACCAAGAAAACTTTTTCTAATTAATTTTGTTGTTCCGCCAGTTAATCCATCTCCAAGATCATCTGTCATTGTCACATATCTAGCTGCGTTATCTAACTCATCAGATTTATACTTAGGATCTAATAAAGTCATCATAGCATCATCAACAGCAACATCTGTTGAATTGCCTTTTGCTTTTGAAGATCTAGCAGTTCTTATAGCTTGTTCATATAATTCACCACGGCTGGAGATAACTCTCCAAAAATCATCAGCTGCTTGAAGAGCTGTACCTGGGTATCTTATTAGTTTGCCTATAGTATCAATAGCTTTACCAGCTTCACCTGATATATTTAATGTTTCAGAATCAATCGCTCTATAATTAGAATTTTCAATTTTATTCAAAACATCAGCTGGTATACCAGTTTTAAATGTTTTTGACATAACAACATAAGCATCTCTTAATGATTTAGAATATCCATATACCCTGGCAAAAAGATCTTCAAAATAAACGCCTTCAGGATTTACTTGTTTACCAACTAATCTTTGACCAGTTCTAACGCCAGTTCCTATACTTGCAGCCAACATATCTGCCATAAGATTGTATGTCATGAACAATGGTGTAGCTAACATATTTTTAAGATGAGTAGGCGCCCAACTTAAAAGACCATTTACATATACCTCTTGCCAAATATCACCAAGTTTTTGATACCAGGCACCAGCTACATATTTATTAGCATTCGATTGACCGCCAGTTCTCAAAGCATCTAAATAACCTTTAGCCATGTCTTGTGCTAGTCTAGTACCACCAGTTTCATCAAGAATGACTTGTGCCTGAACGTCAGGAATATTAGTACCAGTTTTAATCCTGAATGATTGCAATGCCCTGGCTATTTCAGTTTGTGCGCCTTTTGCCTTCATCTGTATACCAGCATGAATAGACATTTGACGCCTGAATGCTACCAGGTCGTTTGGACTTGCATCACCAGTTTCAACTTTTTTTGCTAACTCTTCTAACCTTGCAGCTGACTTTTGAAGCAAAACTCTTACAGCTGTCATTTCTTCAGCGTTCAGTAATTGACCTGACTTTTTATTAAGTAGTTTTTTAGTTAAGCCTATTTCATCAGCAAGTAATTCTGTTGCATCTACAAGAGTTTGCTCGTTTGTCTTAATACCTCTTTTTTCTAATTCTTGTGGATTTTTGTATATTTCACTTATTGAGTTGATAACTCTATTTACATCACTACCACTTTCAAAATTATCAAAATTAAAATCTAAACCAGTATCACTAGTTATGAGATCTTTATTTCTAATTTCTAAAACGTCTAAGGCATCACCTTCATTAGCAAGACCAGTTCTAAAATTTCTAAGACCTTTTTTTGCAACTGTATTAACCTCTTCATCAGCTGCTTTTTTGGCAAGATCAATCAAATCATCTTCAGGCTCAATAGCAACTTTCGCCTGAAAACCACCCTTGGCAAAACGCTCTTGACCACCAGGTGTTAATACTTTTTCTGATAGATCTTTTTGTACACCTTTGTAAGTTTCATCATCTTTGAGCAAACCTTCAGTACTTGGTTCAGGAACTTTTGTTGTTGCGTCAGAACCTGACACAGAAGTACCCATACCGCCTTTACTTTGTCTATTAAGTATCTCACCAAATAAACCAAATACTTCTTTTCCTAATCCAGCAACTTGAATATTTTTACTAACATCAGGTCTTTTATCAGCAAATTTAGTTACGCCACTAGATGACGCATCTAGCGTTTGTTCTTCAGGTGTTGCCATGAATTCCTCAAAAAAAAGGAGCGCCTAAAGCACTCCTACTATATATAGTCTTATACCAAATTTTAGGACATTTGTGAATTTTTTTCGCTTGGCTTTTGACTAGCAGATCCAGTTACATATAACTCAGCAAATGACTTACCTGATTTTTTTGCTTCAATTTGTCTTCTAAGGTTTTTTACAACAAAAGAATTTTCATCTTTACCTTTTTGTAATTGCCTATCTAGTTGCTGTTCCAAAGTACTCATCGTATGATACTCCACCGTTAATCCATGTTGCAGATGGGTTTTTATAAACCACGGTCTGATAGTTTACTACATCTGCAAAACTTATTCCATCTATTTTTGATATTTCCTCAATAACATCTGAAAACAAATCTTCTTTTTCCTCAAATATTTCTTTTGCCCTAGATGGATCAAATGCTTCATCAAATTCAGGAATGTATTGGAATCTTATACCAGTTAATCCAGCTGTTGGCTCATTGCTTAATGACATAATATCAGGTCTATCTTTATATCTTGCATCAGTTATAAATGTAAAACCATCGATACCTCTTGCTCTTAATGTATTTGTTATGATCTGCGCAAAGTCAACATTTTGTCTATTTTGAAAATATATTTCTGCACCAGGTCTAGCACCGTCAGTTCCGTCAGCAACAACCTTTGATACAAATACTGCATCTTGATTATATTTTTGACCCATTTCAACGACTTTGTCTGTCATAGGTTTTGGATTAAAATTTGTTCTTGTCACAACCTCATAATTTAAAGAGCGTTCTAATTCACCCATAAATTCACCGTATGTGCTGTTTGCTTGAAAAGCCATAACAGTATCATCATTTTTTAGAGGTGAGGTAAGCTCTGCTGACAAATCAGCTTGTTGTATATTAGTCGGCACATTGTCAGGTCTTTCTCTTGAAACACCAATTGTAGTTCTTTCAGGTGAACCTTCTAAAGTTTTCAACTCATCTGCTGCTTTTATTTTTTCAGCTTCAGTTGAATCAGCTGTATTTATAATTGATCTTAGCTCTTTTACTCTTTCAGGATTAGCTGATCCACCATAGACACTTTCAAAATCTAATGATCCACCTTCACCAGCTTTTGTTGTCCATCCGTTCTTAGTCCACTTTTCTTTTTCTAAAAACCAAACAACTGCCTGGAGATCATCAGCACCCATATCACCAATATTTGCATTAAATGCTTTTATACCGCCCTCCGCATTCAATCTATTTGCAGCGTCAGAAAATACCTCTTGACCAAAGCCAAACTCAGATCCTATTTGTGGATTTTCAAATGTACTCTTAGTCAAATGTTTACCAGCTACTGCTTTTTCTGCTGCTGGTGGTATTCTCGGTTTACCAGCTGCATCTCTTAAATATCTTGCCGCCCAAACATCAATTGTTGCTTCATTACCAAACCCAATAAGGTTGCCAGTAAAGTTTATTGTTTTAGGCGCCTTACCTGGCTTGATTTGTCTAAACATATCTAAAAGCGCTGTAGTGGCTGCTGGACTATTGTTACCAAATAATTTACCAGCTGCGTTTCTAATAAGATCAAAATCAATATTAGCATCTTTAGCCATTGCTGTAAGTTGCGTTGAACTTAGATTACCGCCTTCATCGGCAATCTTTTTATACATTTCAATTTGTTTATCAAAATCACCACGAACAAATGACCTTAGAACACCTAAAGCATTTTCATAATTTTGTTGTACATTAGTCATTGCTGACGTTGCGCCAAGAATATCAGCGAATACATCCGATAAACCACCAAACTCTCTTCTAAGCCTAGATCTCATTGATCTATACCAATTAGCCTGGTTGATAATATCTATAGCACCCTGATCACCATTTTTTGCTCTTTCTAAAACAGCGTTTACATCTGATACCATTTTATCAGATAACATTTGTTTATGGTTGGCTAAAGCTGCTGTTTTCTTTTCACCTTTTAATTTTTCAAACTTTTTATTATTTGGTGTATGAAAAGCATAACTTGGTTGCTGCCATCTTATTTCTATTTTACCGTTCTTATCTATTTTAAAAGACGGATTTTTACTATCAGCTGCAATGTTTATTGGTAACCAGCCTTCAGCTGTAGGATATTCGTTTTTTATTCTAAGAGCTTCATCCCTAACTAAATTATATTCTTTAGTTGATTTTGCATCTGCCTTGAGCTTTGCAGTTTCAGCTTTAGATAAACGTTTAATTAAATCACCTATAACACCAGCTTCTGCTTCACTTGAAGCCGTTGATCCAGCTGCTACAGCTCCACCTTGTAAAACTCTTTTCCAGGGTATTTTTCTACCAATTCTAAATGCGGCTTCTAATAAACCACCAATACCCATACCTTCAAGAGAAGACTTCGCAAGTTTTACTGCTTCAGGATCATCTTCATACTTTGTAAATAAACCAACCAGCATTTCTCTTAGAGCGCCCTGGTCTTGCTGATCAACAGCTTCAGGATTAGACAATAACTGACCTACAAGAGTTTTATCATCAGCGTTGAATGCAGTAGCGTCAGCAATACCGCCCCACATTAATGACCTGGTAAAAGCGTTTGCATTAGTAATTAATTTTACAAAAGAAGCAGCTGGGATAGCTGTTGTGCCAAATTGTGATATAGCTTCTGTCAAGTTACCAGTAATTTGATTGTCATATGGTTTAGATAAATATTCATTGAACTGTGTGTTTAGTGAGGTTGGTATTAATTGTTCACCAATATTTATAATAGACTTTACGCCGTCTTGTAGGAACTCACTACCCATAACTGGGTTTTGTATATCAAATCCTATTTTATTTAATCCAGCTGTAACAATATCAACTGGCGCACCAATTATTGTTGCCAGGTTCATAGGTAGTTCTGTCATACCTTTTACCGCACCTTTTACAGTAGCTCGACCCATTGTACCTGGTATTGTTTCTTTATCATCAACAACTGGCTCTACTTTTTCTTTAGGCTTGTTTACAACGCCAATATTAAAAAAAGCAGCTGTTTCTGCTGCTTCATAATCATTTTCTATTTGGTCTAAATAACTTGTCATTGAATGCTATCAATCCTAAATTTTTTAAAAGTTAAAATTTCTTTTCTTAGATTTTGTACAAGTAAATCACTAGGTCTAAACAATGTTGGATTATTTTTCATGTATTCTAATGTTGATTGAATGGGTTTGTTTTCGTCAAAAACCAATGGATTTGGCAGCATTGAGTTCATGCTCGTTAAATAATCAACCGCTGATTGCTTCATTGTTTTACGAAATTCTATTTCTTTTCTAGAATAGATTTCTTTTGCTTTGGCAATAGTATTTGCATATGTAATTTTCTTTTGAGGATCAGCCATTGTATCAAGTTTCCATTGAAACAACTCATTTTGCGCATCATCAAACATTAACTGTAAAGACTTACCAGCTGCGCCGCTAGTATCTGCATTTTCATTGTAACTTAGTTTTGTTCTAAAAAATTGTTTGGCATCTCTAAAACCTTCATTTTGCTCCGTTTGCACTGCGCTCAAAAATGATTTGTAGTCTGAATCTGATAATTTTGATGCATTATCTTCTACTAATTTAGCTGTCAAAATATTGTTTCTATCAGCTGATTTTAGTATCATTATTGCTTCTCTATCAGATTTTTGGCTACCTTTTGTAGTAGGCTGCCTTATACCTAAAAATAATTCTGTATCTTTGATTTTGCTAGTTGTTTCGTAAAAACCTCTTGATTTAAGTATTTGATGATTTTTTCTTGCGCCTTCTACTTGTTTTGGATCAGATAAATCAATATTAATAACCTTTGCATAAAGACTATTATTTATACCTTCTAATTCTTTTTCTTTAGATTCTTTTGCTTTTTCTCTATCTTCATCAAATTCTTCAGCTGCTTTAAGTATTTTATCACGGAGTTTTGTTTTATCACCGATAAGATTGATAGCATTATTTAAAACAACATTATCACTTTTGCCGTCTACAATTTCCATAGCGACAGCCATAGCGCTTGGTGATTTTTTCATTTCTTTCAAAACTAATCCATCAACAAGTACTTCAGCAGAATTGTCAAAAGCTGTTGTATATTCTTTTGAATTGTAATCACCATTCCTAAGAGCTTTATTTAAAATACCTGGATTAAATGAATTTGTAGAAAAAAGTTTTTTAAAATTTTCTAATGCATCACCAGGATTTTCTGCACTTATTATGGCGTTGACAGCTTCATCAGTGCTGCTAGATATATTTGCTTTATTAACCTCAATAATTCTAGAATTGTTTTTTTTCACATAATCAATAATTGCAGAACTATAAAGCTCTTGTCCTACAACCATAAACCTGGATTGTGATTTTTTAGAACTTAAATAAGGTTTACCAGTTGTCGGATTTACTTTTAGACCCATTGAATACTGTTTTAGTATTTGCTGCATTTTACCCTTGGCTTCTCTTTCAGCCTGGATAGGATTATTACTAACTAACGCTTTAGATTTTTCTTGCTCAAATTCAGCAACAATCGCTTTTTTTGCTGTATTAACTTCAGTATCAGTTTCTATCTCTAGCTTTCTCATACCTATTTCAGTAACGGTATCACCAATACTAGATATAGTTCTAGCTACTGCTGTAGCTGCATTAGGATTTAGACTAGCTGTTAAACGCTGCCCACCGCCGCCACGAATACCAAATCCAGTTTGTTGTTTATATGTAGGTACTCTCATTTATACGCTGCCATAGGTTGTCGCAGCTTTTCCGATAGCGGCTATCTTCATTGCTCTTGCTTGTTGCTTTGCTTCATAATATGCAAGCTGTCCTCTTAGTCTTTCGTTAACTGCATTTTCTCTATAATCACTTGCTGTAGCAGCTGCCTGGCGTCTTTGATTTTCATTATCTATTTCAAAGTTTAAAGCATTACCAAGTAAAACATCTAGAGCTGATCCAGTTATAGCTACATTGTTTTTACGCATTGCCATTGCTGAAGCATCGTTTAATCCTCTAAAATCATTTCTAAATTTTACAGCATTCCTGGATGCATCAAACAAAGCCATTTCGGCTTTTTGTTCTGCTACCTTTGCATTTCTATCTGCTATCTGCTTGTTATATCGCCCAACTTGTTTTGTGCCTTGAGCAGCAGCAAAAGTACCAGCTGCGGATACTCCAGCTCCTATTAGTGTTAATGTTACTGGGTCTGCCATTATTTAACCTTTGCAAAAAGTATGTGATTTCTACCGTCAGTACTATATTTCCTGGCAGTGCCTTCATTTTGCATACCTAAGACCTTGATCCACCTTTGAGCGTCTTCCCAATCATGTCTTACATATGCTTGAACTCTATGAAAATTATTAAGATCCATAAGTTCATTTAAAGTTTTTTTAACAAGTTTTGTTACTGTAATTGGATAGTCATAAATAATGTTTGATCCAATAAACCAGGCATCGCCTACACCATCCCATATTGGATAGATACCACCTGAACAAATTATTTTACCATTATTAACAGCTGTAAAAGATAAATTTTTTACAACTACCTCATCAACGAATTGTGAGATCATTATAGCTGGTCTATTTCTGTCATCATTAATCATACCGTCATACAACTCTTTTGCATGATCAGCTTCAAAATCAATCGTAATCATTTATCAAAAACAGATACCGTTGGGAATATAGCTAGTATTGTCATTGGTAATGGCTGGTCTTGCTGAATAACAATCGTTGCATCATCATCGTAGCCACCTCTAAATTCTACAGTTTTATCTCCAGTAAATAATGGTATTGCTGTATCCATCGCATCGCCTGAATCTCTAAATGGCACAATATCTAATTCACTAGATGACGTACCAACCTTCAAACCTACTGATCTAAATAATCTTATAGTTACTTCAGATATTCTTTTTACTTTGCCCTGGGAGCTTCCCAAAGCACTACCGCCATCAATCCTAAGTGTTTCAACCTTACTTGTAAAAGGCAAACCTATGTGAGCTTTTGTAACTGATCGCTGGAGTGTAACGGCTCCTGAACTTACAGTAACGTCTGGATGCAGTGATCCATCTGCTAATACTGAAACAGTTTGTCCTTCTAAATGGTCTAGACCTGATATAGATGTTGCAGCGCTGCCTGAATATGTTAGTCCACTATCAACAAAAAATGCATCCGTAATGTCAGATCCAAAATCAAATCCTGACATTCTTTCAACATATCTTTTTGTTGCTCCACCTATCGTCCTTTTTACAATTAAATAAACTTCATCTTCATCTAGATCACCAGGTATGACAGCCACTGATTCTACAACAGCAGTGCCTGATCCGAATACACCGCCTATAATATGCCTATGCCAGGCAACAACTTGCTCTTCTCGTCTATATGTCATGCATGATAGAACACCGTCAGTCCTAACCGTCCATGCAACACTGTCAGGTTCTTGCTGATACGCAAAAGCTGTTATACCGCCTTCTGTTATATGTTCTGCCAGGATAGTCATATCAGGCGCTACATAACTATCGCTTTCATTACTAAATACTAATTCACGCAGTTTTCTTTTAGCACGCTGTAAAAACAATGTAGCATTACCAACTTGCATTGGTTGGATGTCTGATGATCCATATGTTGTTTGTTGTTTGATCTGCGTGTTGTTTGGCTTCAATGGTTCGTCAAAACCTGACGCCCTAACAATAAACTCACCACCACTAGTACCAACTATCAGCTGCCGTCCTGATGCCAGGTATCTAATGACATTTACCTCATTAGATCCTATCGTATAAACCAAACCGTCATCATCATTTGTACCACGCTCAAAGTTTTCAAAATCACCACTTTGAGAAAAGAATATTGTTTGTGGCTGACTGCTTGTTCCAGCAAATACTAACCTTTGTTCATAAAACGCAACAGCTGCTGGGAACCCAGTTGTATCTGAAAATGCACCAAGTGAAAAATTACTATCAGCAATAAGATCACCATTTAAAGTAAAACTACTACCAGCACTTTCATTAGCCAGGTCAATACCAGGCGCAAGCGTCAATACTGTATCAGTTACATCGACTATAAGTTTACCTGATCCATTGTTGCTAGACGTACCACTAATAGTGATCTTCATGCCATTTTCAAAACCCTGGGTAATAAAATTACCAGCGCTATCTTCTATTCTATCATTATGCTCTAATCCAGTAGTTGATGGATCACCTTCATGAAATGATAATGTACTAGCTGCATATGACGGCATCAGCTCTGATCTACCGTCCTCTAGCTCTTGTACGGTCGCTGTAACCGATGTGGCGCTACTAAAGTTAGTTATCTTAGCAAAACCTTTATGCAGCTTTACCAGGCGCCCTACATCCGTAGATGCAAAGGTACTTGCACTAGCTGTTATTGTTACACTGCCAGTTCTACCGTTAGCCGTAAGAGTGGTTGTCGTTAGATTTTGATCTAACATTGCACCACGCTGCAAGACAACTTCATTGATTGTCCAGGCAGTATGACTTGTCCTGGTTAACTTTCTAGGAGCGTGACTTGGATGAGCGATGTACATAACGTCAGCTGTTTGAGCAAACTTTATCTGATCTAACTGCGCCGTGGTATATGGTGTTGTAAACTCTACTGGACTACCACCTGATACAACAATACCGCCATCCTTATAAACCCTAAAATATGTATTACCAAATTCTAATATATAGGCTTGTTCAACATTAAACTGAAAAGGTATTAACCTGGTTTGTGCTGAACTGGTTTTAACTTCTCTAATAAATTGTGTGCCTGGTCTTCTTCCTAAACCGCCATGTGGCTGTACTAAAAAGTTCTCAATTGTTTGTGCTGCATTATCATAACGTCCAAGATCAGTTCTACCTGACAACCTGGGTGTAATTTCACCTGATGTAAAATTTTGTTTTGCAGCTGTAATTTTTGCCATTACAACCTCGAAGCAAGGAAGATATTACTTTCTGCAACTGTAAGACTAGATTCATTATTCATTGTTGCTGGTGTACCTTCATTGGCATCAACAAACCTAGCTTCAACTAGTTTAGCTTTATACATTGTATTTAACTGCACCATAAGATTGGCACTATTGACCAGGGCATAACAAATATCTGCTGCAAGTTTAGCTGATATAGCTTCTATTAATAATTGATCATATTCGTTTGGATCTTCAACTCTTGCCACATATAACATTTTTACTTCTGTTGTATTGGCTAATACCTTTCGTCCTTCTATCTTATAAACCAGGTCTTGATCCTGGAGCTGCAATACACGCAAACAAAATGGATCTGTTGGAAGGGTAAATTGATTAGAAAAATCAAAGTCAGGAGTTTCAGTATCAGGAGCCAGTGTCACTCGTCTAAGTAAACAATTCCAGGGATGAGATCTAAATGTTGCATCTCGAATAGATGCATATCTTTGATTACAAATCCTGGCAGCCTTACTATCTTCTGTTAAAGATAAAATATTAGATGCACCAATTAAATTCAAAGCTGAATTACATATATCAACAACACTAGCCATAATAAACCTTTAGGTAAAAAAGGGGCAGCTTTAACTGCCCCTGGATTAATTAATCTAATGCATAAAGCATAGTTAATTCGATAGTACCAGTTGCAGCTGCACCAGCTAATGTAACTGTCACTGGGTAACCATCCTGATTAGCATCAATCTCAATACCTGATCCTAATGCCAATGTAGCTGCTACATCAGCTTTACCAGCTGAAGCAGACGAAGCTGCTGCCTTAAATTCATCAGCATCTAAAGCAACTGTTGTACCAGCAGCATTTACATATGCGCCGTGACCAACTGCTAAAGTTGTGCTTGTACCTAATGCATCATGAGCAAGAGAACCACTAATGATTCTTGCGCCGTCAGGAAGGATAAACATTTCAATAACATCACCAATTGAAAGTGATGATGCTTCAAAAACGCCGTGAGCAATACGAACTCTACCACCTAATTCGTTGGCTTTGTTCTTAACGGAAGGAATTGCTCTAGCGTTAGTTCTTTGAGTAGAATATACTGTAGCCATTTATCTCTCCCTTACTCTGAACACTTGATTTCTATTACTTTTTCTTCTTCCATGCGAGTAGCTCCCATAGTCATGCAGTAATAGACTTGTGTTGCGTATGATTTATCAGCTCTAACATCGATCCTCGCTTGAGGTTCTTTGCCAAGTGCCACCTTCATTCCATCGGTTGCCCAAGCAAATACTCGTCTATCAGAACTACCATCAACTGGTAATCTGTTAGAAACGATGAATTCAAACCCAACGAACGATGTTATCGTTCCGGTTGATAACGCACGCACTGTATTAAAATCGGCGCTAGTTACTGTTGTTGAATTTAACAAATCACTGATTTGCTTTGGTGATACTACGATGTATCTTTGGATTGATGGATCAACAGAATTCTCATCGAGCTTCTGTTTTGCTTCAACTAATTTAGCGATTGTCAAACCGCCTGATCCTGAAGCAATTTGGTTTGCTGAAGGAAATGATGTTGTGCTTGCGCCATCCTTCCCAGTTTTAGCATCACCAAACATTGCAGCGATAATAACGTCATCCATCTTTCTGCCCATAGCAGCGGCAGCTGCCCTGGCATAAGTTGATGTAGGATCAATCAATAGTCTGATTTTATCCTGATCATCGATTAAAGTTGCATACTCATAATCTGCCATTGTGACCATGCGTCTTTCATGAGGTGTTTCAACCAAAGGTGTATCAGCATTCCTTGTAGTTTTTTCTACAGCTGCTGTTGATCCAACTTGGTCGAAGAAAGCCTTCTCACCGTTAACAGTTTCAATATCTACGGTATTTCGTAGAAGTGATCCCATTTGTTGTGAGAGAAGCTGGACATTCGATGAAAATTGATTCACGAATGCGGTAGTTATCTGATTCGCAGACATTTACATTCTCCATTTAAATTAAGATTTAAGTTTCTACGATTGGCTATCTGCTTGCGCAGACCATCTATTACTAAGGGTAATTACTCCACCTTACGCAAAGGTTTGAGCTATGGGGCATAGAGCTTATCCATAGATTAACCCATCACTGGGTATTTACGCAGCATCACCAGTTTTCATGCTATTTAGCTGAAAAGCACGCTGCACAACTCTATTATGATCAGGATGTTGTTTATCCCAATACGGAGTGCCAGGTGCCATGATACTATTCAATTCTTGTTGTACTTCTTCCATAGCCATACCAGGAACATTATCTCTTCCTGAAAAACTATCTTCACCAATTTTTTCGGCAATAAACTGACCAATGTTTGAAAACATCTCAATGATCATTGGGTTGTCACCAATCCTAGTGCCATCTGCCAATTTCATTTCTGTTATATCTTCATCATTCTCACCAGCAAAAAAACTTACAACGTCATTACTATGATCTATATTCTTTTGATATTGATCACCCCATTCATTCTGTAAATCTTTTTCAAGACCAACTCGTATTTCTTCTATTTGATCTTCTGTTTTCTCACCCATTGTATCTAAATATCCACCATATTCTGTTAAGATATTTTCTGCCTGGGTTTGTGTTAATCCATTTTTATGAGCAAGCTGCTTAAAAAAAGTTACACCTTCCTCACCTATTGTATCCGTGGCAGACAGCTCATAACCATCTACGCCATCAGGTCTACCTATCTTTGAATAAAAACTATCCATTTCTTCAGGTGTAGTATACTTGCCTGGTATAGCAACTTTATCTGCACCTACCATTTTTTGTGCATTGATAAGAGACTTAGCCATACCATTAATATCTTTATATGTAGATAGACTTGGATCATCTCTTATTGTTTCATCAATGTGATCTCTAAAATTAAACTCTGTTGTTTCAGACGCTGCTTGTCCAGTATCTACTGGGGCATCCGCTACCTGACCTTCTTCAGACATTTATAGCTCCTTCTTGTTCTATTGGTTTTTGATCATCAATCATACTATGTATAAACACCACAACTGATCTTTGACCTTCACGGTATATTGTCTCATCACTATTCGGCACAAAGGTAGAAGACTTGAAACTAAATCTTTTTTCCAAATCTTCTAAAACCTTCTTGCCTTCAGGGGATGCAAACAATTCTTTAAATAAAATCTTTTGTTGCCCTGGATCATTCATCACCAGCTACCAAATTCAATACTGCTTCTTGCGCTTCAGGACTTACATCGTCAGCCGCTCTTAGACCAGGCGCACCTTCACCAGCTGCTTTTGCAAGCATAGCCGTTCTTTGATCAGCTGCCATTTGCGCTTGCATTTGCTGCTTCTGCTCACGGATAGCAGCCACCTCTTCTGCCCCTCTAACCACACTAGCTGGTACTCCAGTAGTTTTGATTATATGCTTGGCTAGACCGTCTACATCCAAGAAATCAACCACATTAGGATCAACTTGCATAAGTGGTGCAAGAAACTGAAACAGCTCAAGTGATGCCTGAACATCACCCTGGCGCTGCGCTTTAGCTAGTGGTGATACATATTCAATATCTATTTCATTACCAGCCATAGTTTCAGGCGCTGCTTCAAAACCTTTTTTCTTAGATATTAAATTAAATATTCTATCAATAAGAGGTCTTAGTAATTCTGATTGCAGCCTTCCAGTAAGCGGTGCAAGTATTCTCATTTTCTCAGTAGATTTTTGAATCACTTCTGTAGCTGTCATACCTGGTCTATTACCAGTAACTAATTGATCTACATAAAATGCAGCTCTTATGGCAGTTCGTCTTTGCTCCAGCTGGTTTTCACCTAATGGATTATTAGCACCAATATTCAACGGCTCAATCCGATCCCTGGTTCCTGAACGGTAAAAGTTCAAACCGCCAGGCACGGTACGAACTGGGAGTATAAAACCGTCATCAGGTACTAGCAGCGGAGGGTGGATCTGCAATTGAGCCGCCTGAATAACAGCCTTAGACATTTCATTAAGCATTTTTATATCACTCAATGCCGTCATAGCTGGTGATCTCCCATACCCATTTTCGTAAGACGCTTTACGAAACCTTGGAACCATGTATGGGAATTCATCGAAACCACTTTCAGATATAATTTTTTTATCACCAGGATCTAAATATATAGACGCCACTGGTTTATTCTTAGCATCTATCTTTATTGTATCTCTATCATATCTAGGCATCACTACATGAAGCAGCTCAACCATATCATAGGGATCACTTTGAGATTTTTTCAAAAGTCTTTGGGTTACATTCTCTTCACCAAACTGCGCTATAGCTGCCCTGGCTGGCATTTTGAATTCTCTAAATACTGTATCAACTCTACCAAACTCATCTTCTGATACATAACATTCTGATATGTGCCTGGTTGAGAATCTTAATGTGCCTTCCTTGTCAGTATCAACAAACATAACGGCTGTACCAAAAGTAACCAGGTCAAAATATAATTCATTTATAGCTTCATGAAAATTTGATCTACCGATCTCAACATACATTGTATCTGTTGCACGCTCTAACCATTCCTTCGATGTATCATCAGTTTCGAATTCATCGTCAGTATATCGAAGACTAAACCAGGGCGTGCCTGAATTCGTAAGCATTCCATGCATACTTGACGCCATAAGTTCAGCTGCAAACTGCGCAGTACCATCAAATATACGCTCGGTGTTTTTATCACCATGCGTTCTTTTCTTAGTGATGTTACCTTTATTAGGCGCAACAAAATCACCTATTTCTTGCCAGTGACTTTCCCAGTTACTTCTGTATGTCTTCAGGCTGCCAAACCTTTTCATCAGTACGGCAGCTCTTTGATCAATTTCAGCCATTAATAATTCCTTTTATTCTGACCTAATAAACTTGGTTTTTCTGTCGGCGCTTCTTCTAATAAACCTTGACCACCAGTTACCCTGGCTGCCATCTGCCCCTTTTTCCTGGCTTGCTTAGTCTTCACCCTTTGCTGCTCTTTTGATCCTTGAGGTGTAACTGTAGGCTCAATCGGTGGCGGTGGCGGCGGCGGTGGTGGTGGGGGCGGCGGTTTAGGTCTTAAAAATCCCATATCATACTCCTACTTGTTGAAAAGGGTTGTAATCCATTTCGGCATGAACTTGCGGCGGTCTACTATTCTTAACCGTTTCTTTAATACCGACCGCCGTATAGCGAAGCGCATCAGCGAAATGCGAAGACCAATCATGAACTGGCGTAGTGCGGAAAGACCTCGCTCTTTCATTGTAACCACGGTGATACTGACGGAGCGCCACCAAGCCTTGCTTGCACTTTTCAGCATCAAACCAACACCTGGGTATTAACATCTGCGCTGCGTGTAATCCATCTTCCAGGGGCAGCTTCGGCACAACCCTGAAATTCAATCCTAAATCCCATGCTATCTCCCTTCTAGATTTACCTGATCCCAGCTCACGCACTTCAATATCATGCGGTGCAAAATGATCTCCATATAAATAATTCTTCTTAGATAAAACACTTACATAATGGGGCAATCCCTCACCCCTATTCTCATAACAATCTATAAAATGAACAGCTCGACCAACTGATTGTATAAACCAAATAGCCGTACTATCACCTACACCCAAATCCCAAAACGTATCCACCTTTACGGTTGGATCATGAGGAACCCTCGATATGCGCCCCTCTTCCATAGCCGCTTCTAACTCTTTACCAAAAATGGCACCTGGCACATTGGCAACCCAACTACACTCATATTCCTGGGCATACTGATCATTCGTCATAGCTTCTTTAGCACTACGCAATTCAGTGGCATTCAATATAGCTGTCTCACTAGCCTTATGAACAGCCGTGTACCAATCATTATTATTAGTCGCTTGTTCATACATTTCAAAAAATGCATTCTGACCTTTGGGCGTTCCTACAAAATAACAAAAACCTTCACGATCAGACAAGGCTGGTCTTATAACTTCAGGAAATACCTTCTCAGGCATATCCGCTACCTCGTCCATGAAACATCCATCAAGGTAAATTCCACGAAGGCTATCAGGATTTTCTGCTCCGAGAAGGCTTATACGTCCACCATTAGGTAAATCACAACGCAACTCAGTCTCATGAAACTTAATACCTGGTATACCACCAGCAAACTGCTTTAAATAATCCCAGGCTACAGCCTTCGCTTGCCTATATGTAGGCGCTAAATACGCATATCTAGGCGCCTTCTTAGGACATAATACAGCTGCCCTCAGTAAATGATTGATAGCCATAACTGTTTTACCCATCCTACGATGGCATACAATAACGCCCCATCTATACTGCTCCAGGTTTTGATGTAATTTAGCCTGAAGATTTCTAGGTTTATAGGGTATCGTTATCTGCATGAGTGTAAGACACTCTCCAATCTGTATTTACGTATATAGACTCTGCGCCGCAACTTTGGGTATATAGGGTGTTGCTGTAGGAAATTTGACCTTTTTTTTGTGTACATAATGTGTACATTAGATCATCCTTCTATAAATATTTGAATACCACCTTGAGTTACAGCTTTCCAGGGCATCGAACTAAATAGCCGTTCAGCCTGGCATTGATCCTCGCGCGTGTAGCTAAGACAAGCAGAAGATCTTTTATATATAGCTATCCAGCTACTTTAACTTCACCATTATCCCAGCTCAATGTAATACTATTCTCAGTAGCCACACTAGGTTCATCCTTCTTATCTCTAAGACCATAAGGCTGTATCCTAGCTAACGTCCATTTAAGAGTGTCGATCTCTAAACGTCTTCTTTGTACTTCAGCATTTAGAAACCTTGTATCCATACTACCAGGCAAAGGTTGTACAGCTAGATCATTGATATGATCAGAAAAGTATTCAGCTTGCATTACTCTACCTTTACGATAGATCTCCCAAAGCTGCTCATCATCTTGTACAGCTCTAGTAATAGATCTATAGCTAGGCATACCTTTAGTCTTACAAACGCTTACCAGGCTTTCGCCATTAGCTAACCGATTGGCTATGTTCTGCATTATTATCTTGTTGACTATCTTCGCCATAATTAACCTTACAAACTGGGCAAACAGCATTAACTATTGCTGTCTTACAGATATAACATATTTCATATTTGGGATTATCTTGTTCCGACATACAACTACATCTAGTGTTATCTTAATTTAAATATACCTAATTTAAGGACATTCGTCATTTTTTATTTAACTTATAATACAATTTAACAAGAACATCCTGGTATCTTCTCTTAACAATCCTTGGATCATTAAGCTGTAATATCCTGGCAATCTTTGTCCATTGTACACCTCTATCACGGTAAGCTGCTGAATGAGCAACTGCCCATACTAGCTTTCTATCCTTTACATCCATAATAGCAAGATAATCAGCAATCTTATCATACCGATCTATTTCACCAGCTGTAGCTGATAGTTTCATTTTAGACTTACCATCCCATCCATAACTATTCCAATCTTTTACATAATCAACCCAAAATGCCATCTTAGTCCTTCTAACAACTGACGGTAATTTCCTATCAGTTTCAGCTGCTTCTAAAAACAATTCATGTAGATCAATTATGCTGGGCAAAGGTCTTTTCCATTTCAATAATGAAATCATATTTCTGATAAAAGGATGCATCCTGGAGACTTTTGAGAAGCACAATATAATTCTGTTCTGAATATTGTGGTCTTAACTTACGCAGTATTCTATCTAAACGAAACTGCATATCATCAGCTCGTCTACGCTCTTTTGCATTACGATAATTTACATTAAAATTTTTGGTGGTTTTACTAACAATATTCTGAACGGCATTCTGCCTGACAGTAAAGTTTGCAGTAAACTTTGCTGTAGAGTTTACTTTATTTTCTTTACTTAAATTATTTACTAGGAGTTTGTCTATGCTTTCAGCCAAGGTCTGTCGCAAACTTTGCTGTATAGACTGTCTACTAACGATTTTATTTTTTTGAATTTTATTGTCAATCATTTTTTTTCTTCCAATGCACCAGCTATAAACTTATAATTCCCACCGTCTACCGCATGATCCCTTTTGTATCCCCCAGTATCCCACCTAGTACCTTTTAATTCGTCTAAAATTCTTGCACCTTCAGCTGGTGTTACATCCTCTTTTAACTTTCTTGCCAGGACTAAAGTGATTCGTGCAGCAAAATTTTTAAATACCTCTTCATAATTTCCATACTGCTTGCCACGCTGCTCAAGTATGCTTGCAGCTTCTTTTGCTAGTTGTTTTGGTTTAATCAATGCCTAACTCCCTTAAATCTAAATAATCATCATTGTTTAGCTCATCAAACTCATCATATCTTGTTCTTGGCTCCTGGCGCTTTGCTGGTAATAGCTTCTTTTTCCCAGGTCTAATCATACCACTGGTAACCTGATTGACCCCTCTACGGAGCTTATTTACGTTTATTTTTTCTATTTCTCTTGTCTCCAGGGTATAAAATGAGAATTTACAGCTGGTACATACCCTTCTTCGTCTAACCTGGTTATCTTCAAAAGCTCGACTATCTTTTACCTGGGTAGATTTGCCGCAGCTGGTACAGTTCATTGGAATAAATCCATTTGTGCTTTGACAAACTTTTCATGTTGGCTTTTATGATAGTGAATAACAACACCGTAATTTACACGCCAAATTTCATCCATCAACGTATGAAACTCTTTTGGGTTTTTCTCTTTTAATTTATTATACAATTCCAACAAATTATGATGCCCATCTTTTTCTAATCTTTTAAACCAGGTTTTCCACCAATCTTGATCAACCTTCATACGCCATGCTCCTTGGCTAGTTTCTCAATCATTTGCATTTGTGTGTTGTCTTTTAATTCAATTAAATTTGATAAAAATAATTTCATTTTCGGAAAGTTATCTATTACAGCAACAGCTGCTCCAGCTTCTTGCAGCTGATCATGCATCTTCTTTTGCTGGGATGTAGTTCTGCCGCCAGGTCTTTTGAGTTCTAAAAATATACTGCACGGCACGCCATCCCAAAAAAACCGCTGCGGAACAAATATACATAAATCAGGAAAACCAGCCTTCATGCCCATTGCCTTCATCTTTACATGATAGTTTACATGGCGCTTACCTTCATTGGGTGAATGATGATAGATAGATCCCCTGGGCAATGCTACGTCTAACCAAGTCACAACCATTTTGTGAAATTGGTATTCTTTCATGCTAATCTACACGATAAAAATCGTTCGGCGTTACAGCTCCGTCAGTTACTGTCATGATAGCTGCCATGTATTTAGCATTAGGTATCATCCTATCTTTATGGGTTTTTGGAAGACAATAACGCCTGGCAACCGTTGCATGACTTGCACCTATTAACGCAGCTAACTTTGCAAAACTAATTTTATTTTGATCTTTAAATTCTTTTAATGTCATTTCTGCATTATATATTATTGACAGATACGGTCAATACAGTTAATTATTTAATTTTACTTATGACAGTTTATGTCATAGTATTATTTTTTTAGTTGAGGTAAACATATGAACACACGAATTCAATTTTATAGATCATCTGTTTTAGGGGATAAGTACAGCTATATGGTCAATAATCTAAAAAAGTATATTAGCCTATCAGGAATGTCTCATGCCGAGGTTGCGGCTGCTAAAGGTATAGCGCCTGAAAGCCTTAGTAGGCATATATCAGGACGGTCTAACTTTAGTATCCAGGATGCCATTGAATATGCAGATATATTACAAATAGATCCTACTGCTATTTTGTTTGATCCTTGCAGAGTAAAAGTATTTGGCAATATAACTGATGGATTTTTTGTGGATATGGTTAGCTCAAGCGAAAAAGAAACCTTCATAGATACATCTGTTATACGATTCGCTAATTACGTTGGCGCCTTTACTAATAGCAGACCTGAATTTAATTCTTACTTTGATGGATCTGTAACCTGGGTAGATATGCGTCCAATACAACAAGAATCAATACCTCAAGATGCTCTAAGTCGATGCTGTATATTTAAATGCGCTAAAACAAAAGTAATAAGGCAAGCCGTTATACACAAACAGCAAAGCGGTAAATACACCATCGAACCTCTAAAATTTGGGCAAGCAATATTAACTGACGTTGAATTATCCTGGGCGTGTCCAGTTTTAGGAAGAGCTGAACGTCCTGATTTGTTAGGTATAGAAATAAAATAAATTTAAAATTGACAACAGCTGTCAATTATATTCTAATCCCATCTAATAGTTAACAGATGCGGTTAGAAATATGGAGTTCCCCACACTGCCCAGCTGGGCAATAAAGAAAAACTACTTATGGCATTCAAATCCTGAAAGTAGACCAGTATGTAGAACATACTTTGATAAATGTATAATTAGACCAAAGCTGGATATAGCCTGGTCTATTGTAAAAGGTGAGAAGGAAGGCGATAAAGATCAGGCTTCTACTCAAATAACTAAATACACTAATGATGCAGCTAAAATGACAGCTGGTCGAGTTGTACAAACCCTAATAGATGATTACCGAATACATAATAAAGCAGATACTATTGAAGATTGTATCGATGCTGGTAAAGAAATTTTTGCTGAATATAAACCTAAGAGCTGGGATGATGGCAAGGATGCATTGCAGCTAGATCTATGTATCAATAGTTTTGCTGATGTATTTAAGAATGCATTAGAAGGTTTAGATGAAGCGCAGAATAAAATGCGTATCAATAAACTAGAAGGTGAACGTAATTATATGTTTGGAGTTCCGGGATTAGACCTGGAGTATAACGGAAAGCCTGACTTCAACGGTCAAATAGAATTGAAGACAACCTGGGCAAGTGTAGCTAACACTAAATCAGGCAAGAGATCACCAAGCACGCCTTCACAACCTACTTGGTCGCATTTATGCCAGGTGGCTGGTTACTGGGCATATAAGCAAGATCCCCAGGCAATAGTTTATGCCAATGAAAATGGATATAGAATATTCACTGAAGAGAATTGTGAAAAACTATCTCCTGAATCACTAAAAAATATTTGGAACCACATTGTCGCTAAATGTCGTATCCGTGAAAACCAGCTTAAATCAGCGCAAACAGTTCATGAGTTGATACAGCTGGTAGAGCCTGACTTTAGCCATATGTTTGCCTGGGATATTCATCCTGAAGTTTTGAAAGAAGCAAAACAACTATGGGGATTTGTCCGATGAACAAGTATCTGCATATGCATATTAAAAAGGCTACACCCAAACAAGACAATACATCTTTTTGGATTGTAGGATTTATAGAGCTGCTTGGCTTTTGCAGCTTCATTGCTTTCATTATCTTTTTATTGATAGTCCTATGATCCAAACCAATATGTTTGATAAATTAGAGATACCTAGAAACGTCCGTGAAGCACGCTTTCTAGAGTTCCATAAAAGATATCCAATAGTTTATAGGCTATGGGATAAATTTACCCTTGAGTGTCTAGATAAAGGAATGCGTAAGGTAGGCGCAGCTCTTATCATGGAACGGATACGCTGGGAAACTAATGTTGTCATCCAGGATCACACTGACAACGATAAAAAACTTAAAATAAATGATCATCACAAAGCATATTATTCACGGCTTTGGATGAAGAATAACCCTCAATACAAAGGTGTATTTGAGATAAGAGGAGTAGAAGGAAGTAATGATTGAAGCGGATGTAATAAATAATATTTTAGCTGAAATACAAGCGGCAAAAAAAGTAAATATTAAAGGTAAAAATTATTCAGTTATCTCACAAAGAGTAGAAGTTTTCAGAAAGCATACTGGTTTTGAGTATGGAATAAATACTGAACTTTTAAAATATGGCACTGAAATTGGTGAAAAAATTGTTATGAAAGCTACCATTGTTAACAAAGATGGTTTTCAAATTGGTTCAGGAACAGCTGAAGAAATTATTGGTGGCGGTTTTCATGAGCTTGGAAGTGATAAAAATATAAACACAACATCAGCTTTAGAGGTAGCAGAGACAAGTTCGATTGGTCGAGCATTAGCTTCTTTGTCTATTCACGGTGGTGAATACGCCAGTTTAAATGAAATTGAAATTGCCAAGGGGAAAAAAGAAAAGATGAATAAAAATCCTAAACCTGAAGGTGATCCTAAAGATAAATTAGCAGCTGCTACAAAATATGTGGAACAGCAAATAGAAAAAATTCAAAGCATGAATGCAAATGCCCTGGTTGTTTGGACACAACAAGAATCAGACAACCTAAAATCATTAGCTGATTTGGATAAAAACTTACACACAAAATTATTTAACGCTTACAAAGAAAGGAAACAAGATGCCGTCAGCGCCTAATATGAAGAATAGTAAATTAAGATTGAATGGATCTATAAATGCAACAGATCAAATATCAGTTGGTTTTTGGTTTAATATTGATGATCAAAATTTAGTTGACCAGCTAGAAAAGTATTATGCTATAGCAAATAAATCACCATCAATACAACTGCAAAGGAAAGAGATAGATACTTATACAAATATGGGTAGCGCTAATCTATTTTTACCTGATGAGAAAAAAGCAATGTTTCAAAGCAGCTCAACACCTATAGGAGATGATGATGGTTTCCCTGGAAGGTAGATCTCTGCTTAGACCTAAAGAAGTAGCTATAAGATTGTTTGGTGACTTTGGTGATACAAATCGAAAGAGAATATATCGCTGGATACAAACTGGTAAAATAAAATCTATCAAAGATTCAAGAGTATATTTTATTCCTAAGTCTGAAATATTACGCATTGAATCTGAAATGATGGCGGATTAATTTCCGCCATACATTGCTGAAGCAGATGATTGTCTAACCTTATCTTGCTTTGATTTGTTTTTGATAAAGTGACCATACTGCTTGTAAGTAAAGTTTGGGTTTGAATGCCCCATAAGAGCTGCTACTTCTGTCCAATCTTCACCTAGGGTGCTTAACTTATCTGAAGCATAAAAGTGTCTCATATCGCCCCATAGAATAGGTTTTACACCAGCTGTATTACAAACTCTTTTAATTAGTTTGATCAATATCTTTTGTACTTTTGGTGTACCGTTAGAGCTTGCAAAAACAATGTCACCAGGTGCGCTAAACTTTGATGCAATCTTTAGCTCTTTAAGTTTCTTCATAGTCTGCGCATCAATAGGTATTTGTCTTCTACCTCTTTTAGTTTTAGTATCACCAATAACCATTGTGCCGTGTTTAACTGCACCTTCAACATTAATTATTAAATCATCAAAATCAATGTTGCCCCACTTCAATGCACGCAGCTCACCTTGTCTCATACCACTTGCAAGAGCTGTAAGCACCATACACTGATCATAAAGAGTTTCAGCTGGTAATCCGTCACTAACAATCTTTTGAATTGTCTCAGGCTGTATTCTTGGCGCCCTATCTCCGATCTCGGCTGACATACCTAATGATACTTTATCAAGAGGGTTAATTGTAATCCAACCTTTAAGATCACAATAATTTAAAAACATTTTTAAAACTTTTATTCTTTTTTCAGCTGTAGCTTTTGACTTACCTTCGTCAGTAATACCTTTTACAAAAGCTGTAACTAATTCAGATTTGTTTTCTCTTTTAATAATATCAAAACTTTGATCTAAAAATTTCTTGCCATCAATCTTGATAGCCAAACAATAATCTAATGAAGTTTTAATCTCTTTGAAAAAAGAAATAGATACCTCTTTGTTTTCTTGCCTGGTTGTTTGATGATGATAAAATTTTTCTACTGCCTGGGATACTTTTACTACGTCAACTTTTTCTGCAATCGCACCAGTAATAAATTTAGCTTTAAGTAATTCAGCTTCTTTAATAGCTGCTTTTTGTGATGGGTAGTTACCATATCTATTGTTAAGACCAACTAGCCTTGCATCAATTACCCAATGCTTTCTAGCTTCCCAATATCTTACTTTAAGATCTTTCATTACTTAGCTCCTATCATAAATTGAGTATTAGCAAAATCTACTGCGTCTTTTTTTCTTGAAAAAACATGAACTTGATCTTGAGATCTAGCTACCCATTCTTTGTTTGCTTCAACATGATAAACATACCAGTTACCTATTCTATATGACATTTTTTTCTCCGCTTTTGTTAACACCTTATATCATATATATAACAGCTACTGTCACATTTACAAGAGAACAACAGAAAAAAATGTGTACAAAATGTGTACAAGCTAAATTTATGTAAGTTTTGGGAAAGGTCTTTTGGGGGATAAGCCATTGATATTACTGGGGATATAATGGCGAGAGTGACGAGACTCGAACTCGCGACCTCCGGCGTGACAGTTCGATAAATATCTATGCGTGAAGTGTAAAAAGGTGGGTATTCTTGGAAATACGGCTATAGAGTTCCCACTCATTCCCTCGAAAAAGTGTGTACAAAATGTGTACAATCAGGATTTATATTTGCCCATAATAGATTTCTTTTTTTTGCCATCTTTTTTCATAGGCTTTTTTTTCATAGTCATTTTTTTACCGCCTGAAGATTTATGATACATTATTTCTTTCCTTTCATTTTTTTCATTAATGACATTGCTTTTGATTGAGCTGCTTTTGATAAATCTTTTGGATGAAATACTTGTTTGGATGCAGCACTATGTGAAGCGCCAGTATGTATCTGTCCATCCATCTTATGTGTTTTACCCATATAAGGTTTACCATCTTTAAAAAAATGTTTTCCTACTGCCATGATTAACTCCATTTAGTTTTGTCTGCCCAATACGCAGCTGACATTTTACCTTTAGCTATATTCTTACTGTGTCTTGCCTTAAAACTTTTTCGTTTATTCTTCATCCTTTCGCTCTCACCTTTTTTAGGCGCACCAGCTGTATCAGCTCCTTGCTGACCAAACCTTATTGTTTTTATTTTGTCACCTGACTTGGCAACAACAACATGACTTTTTGTAGGATGATTCGGTGTTCGCTTTGGTTTATTAAAACCACTAACCTTCATTCTTTTTAGAATGCTACTCATGTAGATCTAACAGAACCCATCTTTGATGCTTTGTTGGCAAACTTAGATCCACCGATCTTTGTCATAGTACCATATACATAACTATCAGCAGCTTTGCCCTTCAAACCTTTTTGTTTGGCTTTTGCCATTAGAGACTTTTCTAATTTTTCTTTCATCATACCAGGCATTTTATATACTCCTATATTGTCTTGTTTTTTTCATTATTGATTCAGGCTGTTTAGAGAACTGCTTACCAGCCTTCTTTGACTTTCTTTTAGCAGCTGTAGTTGCAGCGTATTCAGCTGGTGTAAGAGCTTTGATTGCCTTTTCAGGTAAATACCTTTCACCAGTTACGCTAGATTTTTTGCCTGACTTAGTGCGCCATTTCTGACTGCCCCAGCTCTTCAGGCTTTGTTGTGACTTGGCTAGGCTCATGATCTATAACCACCACCTCTTGCCTTATATGTTTTAGCTAGTAGTTGTGCTTTCCTGGCTGACCATTTACCAGCAGCTGTACCATGAGTAGCTCGACCTAAAATAGATTTATATAATCTTTTTCTCATACCTGGTTTTGTATAATTACCAGCTGCATTAACCGCCATAAATCAAACCTCTTCTTGTACCATTAGAGTTTATTGTTAGTGTTTCTTTTCTACCATCAGGGATGTATGAACAATGTATCCAGCCACTATTACCACCTTTATAGAACTCCAGGATCAATTGATCATAAGGTAAATTGTTTTCTATCCAGGTTGCTAGTTTATGATTGTCCATACCAGCTACCTCAAAATCAGCCGCTTCACCTTTTGCGTGTTGGCTGGTAGACTTTGATCCAATAGCTAAACATAATTCAGGTGAACGAAAACCACTTGAAACAATAAATGATCCAAACTCATTTCGTATTGGCTGTAATATATTTTCACACAATGCTGTAAGGTTAAAAATGTGATCAGCATTAGGTAAATTATCAATACCTTTTCTTTCAGCTGTTTGACTTTTTGTCATTTCAGCTAATGAGAAATTTTTCGACAACATCATTTTTTTAACTTGGCTATAGATTTTAAACCAAAAGAAGCTGCTATAGATGCAAGTATTCCATAGCTCAACCATTCAGGACAATCTTCTCTTAAAAATTTAAATCCATCAGATATGTAAGGCTGAAGAGCTGGAACAAAACACGCAACAATTAATATTATAAATGTGATTGTCCATGCTTCATCCTTCCAGGAATTGTCAGAAGCATCCATTGCTTTCTCATCCCAGGAGCCTTCTTGCTCAACTCTTTTAACTTGAGCTTGTACTTTAGCCACCTCAAGTTTTTGTTTCATCTTAGACTTTTCTTGTCTACCTTCTAGCCATGTACCAGCTAAACCAGCTACAGCGTTTAATATCGGTAACATTATTTAAAACCTTTATTTAAATTTTTCATTGTGTCGTTTACCTCACCAGGCAAACTATCTGTAAGAGCATTTAATCTACACTTAAATTCACGCTGACATTTTGCTACTGAATCCTGGGTAATTGTTGAGTACTTACGATTAAAACCAATTCTTGTTTGATAAAAACACCAGCGTGTTGCGCCGTTCTCTTTCACCTCTTGATAAAACAATCTGCAAGTAGTTGTCTTTGGTTCCTTGATTTTACCCTGGTGTATTTTTTGTTGATAAGTATATGCTTTTGCAAATGCTTTTTGATAGACCATAGCTACACCAAAGATCAGACCAGCCACAGCAATGATAGTAATTACAGTAAACAATCCTTGTCGCATTTCTTTTGCTTCTTGTTGTTTTCTAATCCTGGCTTTTCGTTCTCTTTCTTTTTGTTCTTCGATTGCCTTGTTCCTGGCACTAATACAGTCTGCCCAAAAGGTACTCCCAAAACGTAGGTTACAAAGACTGCGTACCTCACTCATCATCTCCTCTGCCAATTTTAAGTCGATTTGCTGTTGGACTATGTTTTCCATACCCAGCTGATCTTTGACACCGACACTATGATTTTTTTGTTTTTGAATTTGTTGTTCAGCTGTAAAACATTGATGTACTAATTTCATAATACCAGCAGCTTCTTTGCCAGTGTCCAATGCTTCTTTTATTGCTGAAGTCGCACTCTTCAGCAAGGCTATACCAGCAGCTGCTTCAACTAACATAAATTTTCTCTTAAATTATTTTGATAGAACTTTGTCTAATTTATCTTCAAGCCTATGTAAGGCATCCATAAGTTTTGTAATGTCATCCCTAACATCATCTTTTCTTGCATAATTATATGCAATCTCTTCTCTTGTTTTTGATAATAATATTTGTTGTCTTTTGACTTCAGAAAACATTTTGCTAAAAGCCCAACCGAATGGCATCAGGATCAGTGTTATAACTGCCGACCATATGACTTGCACATCAAGTTCCATCAATCAGCTTTTTCTATTGTGTTGCCTTCAGCTACCCATTCTTGGATTGCTATGTAGTGTCTGTTGTCAGTGTCTAGTGGTACTACCATTTCAATACCATCAATGGTTGCTATAATACAAGAATTATCGAAACCATATTTTGCTAATGTAATATTCATTTAATTTTTTTCCATTTTTTTATAACTCTGCGTCTAAACGCATATAAGATGTAGTGCCAGTCAAACTGCAATAAACACCACGACCTCTAGTCAAATTACCATGAAATAGTTGCAAGTTTGCCGTTTGAGTACCGCCGTACATAGAACGAGTAGAGGTTATTCCAGTATTTACAGAAGCATCAAAAACTTGTAAACCATTATAAGTAAGAGTTGGTACGGCTCTCATTTTTACTGGATAAAATATGACCAAATTAGAAAAACTTTCCTCATTGTTACCAACAGCAATTGGTGTATAATTAGCCTCACCAGTTCCGATTTGATGAAAATATCTTTTACACAAAGCTAGTTCTTCCCCAAATGACCTATGCTCAAATGGTGTGGCTTGTGAGCCTACTTCTAGTTGTACTCCTGTTAAAAAGAATGTTGCATTTGCATTAGTACCAAAGCCTGTGTTTACATTTCCTGCAAAATTAGTATTACCATAAGTTACCCAAGTATTAAGTGAAGAATTATCTCCTAAATAATTTGAACCTTGAGTAAGCATCCAATGTATTGATAAACTTACAGCATTATCATTGTCAAAAGCATCAGAGGTATTTCCTGAAACTGTTACAGACTTTCTCTCCCAAGTATTTGCACTATCAACTGTGTATGTTTTAACATGGTTTTTATTAGAGTCATTACTATAAAATGAAATTGCATATGTGCCAGTTACAGATGACCTTACATAAAAAGATAAAGTCATAGACTCAGCAGATGATGTTCCATGTTTTAATTGTTGTAAATCTTGTCCTTCAATTTTGTATCTTATGTATTGTTGTTCAGTAGTACCAACAGTTTCACCAGTTGAGCCAATAGCTATTTTGTAAGATTTTCCAAATTCATCAGG